AATGACCATCCTTTTACACTCAATACTTGAACATAATAATCATGCCCCCAGTCTTCTGTATGTTTAAAATTAAAGAGTTTCATTTGAATAGATTGTGATAGTATAATACTTCAGGGTTATCTAGGTCCTTACATCGAGGATAGAAGATTCCATCTCGATAACAGGCATTTTTAGGATCTTGTGGATCATATTTTGTTACCTGAGCAGGATAATCTCGGATATTACAGATTTCTCCATGTCGGTGAATGTAATTATCCAGACACAAACCACCAATGAAGGGTGCTAAGCCTTGTAGCATATAGAGAGTGTACATCAGCGTTTCGTTACGGAGATTGCAGGTTCACCTTTGTGAAAGATAGTGTCCACAACTGCCTGCACTTTGCGGGAAGTGCTGATACCTACGCTGTCATACACAGGCACACAGACCAATCCAAAGGTCTTGGATTTGTCACCCAGGCGGATCACACGGCCAATGGACTGACTGATACCAATGTAGTCCATGTTTCGCATGAACAGCACTGCCTCAAGACCAGACACATTGATGCCCTCAGACAGGATAGAATGGTGCAGAACCACAAACTTCTTGGAGGAATCTTTGCCCCAAGCATTGAGAGTATCGAAGAACTTTTCGCGGTCAACCTTCTGACCGTCGATCACAGCTCCAGTCTTGGATGTAATCATCATCCAAGAATAACCACGCTGCATCAGTTGCTGACAGAAATCAGATTCTGACACCAAACCGATGATTTGTTTGGTAGTGCGAGCACAAACAAGAATCTTCTTGACATCTTGCTCATCAATCGTTTCGATGAGATTATCAGAGTCACGGGAGAAAACAACCTGCTTACCCTTAACCATAGGCAGTTGCTTGACAACAACCTTAGGAGGCAGAATATAACCCTGCTCCACCAGTTCAGGTGCAGGAACCTGACAGATCACCTGACCATAGACCTCAGGCATGTTCATGCCTGGTTTAGAAATGGTAGCGGAATGTTTGGGCGTGGCCGTGAAGAAATAGCAACGCTTTGCAGCAGCAGAGAAATGCTCAGTAGCAGGGAAAAAGTTACGCTTAACGCTATTATGTGCCTCATCAAAGTAGATCGTATCCACATCAATGTCAGCATCAACCAGACGCTGCAAAGAGTTGTAGGTGGTGAAGATCAGTTGATGACGGCCTGCAGCGAGACACATACCAGTGTGAACTACAATGTCGGCAGGTTTGGTAGTGCTAACGTGATGAGTCTCACCGCTGTGAACATGCAGAACTTCTGCATTTGTGATATGCTCAAGAAACTCACTAGACAGCTGCTCTGCCAACAAGATGCGCGGAGCACAGACTACAATAGTCTGCGGAGTTTCTGACAGAAACTGGCGCATTGCATCTACAATCATCTTGAGGGTCTTCCCACCGCCCGTTGGCACCAGGATCTGACCTTTAGAATACTTCTGCATCGCTGCGATGGCACGGTGCTGGTGGGGTCGAAGCGTGATCATAGATTGCGTTTCAATATGGCCATTATACAGCAAAAAGGGGTCCGTGTGGACCCCATGTGACGATTTCAGAACTGGGTCAGACTGCCAGACGATTTGGGAATCCAAAGAATTGATCAAGAGTGTTATAATTAAACTCTTCATCATTAACTTTATGATGAAGGGGACACTTAGCGCACAACTCTTCAGCAAAGACAGATGCTCGCACAGTGTCTTTCACACGATCCCAAGATGCAGTATAATACTCATCAAATTCAGTCACAGAAAGTTCCCAATGACCACCAGGAGTTGAAGGGTAGCGGAACTCAAAAGTATTTGCGATTTTGAGAGTTTCGTAGAACACTTTAGGATCAACTTTGTAGTCATCGCAATAGTTGCGACACATTTTCTCAAGATCATAGTCATATTCATCAATAAGAAGATTGCCATGACCAGAGTTGATACGAGACAAGCGACCGATAATTTGACGAGAAAGTTCAGTACAATCCGTGCGCTTTGGATTGCGGATTCGCATCGAACAAATACCAGTCAAATTATAAACATTGATACCGGCTTTGCCTTTGTTGTTGATCAGAAGGAATTGGCAATCTTCATCAGGATCATTCAGTGCAGAGATGATACCTGCTTCATCACAGGGAATAAAATCATCACAAAGGTTGAAGAAACCCTTTTGAGAATCAGTCATCACTGCAATCCACTGAGAAGAAGGATTGTATCCATTTTTGATCAGCATTTCTGCCAACATTTCTCGTGCTTCATCAAGATGCACAGACAGACGAGTGTTGTTATTGCCACCACACAGAATAATTGAAGAAAGTTTTGGTGTGATGTTCTCATCATACTTCTTCAAGTTTTCTAGGACTTTAATGTTTGCAACGTGATGATCTCGAACATATTTGCGAAGATTTGCTTCACAGTTGTTCAAATCAATTTGAAACTTTTTCTCAAAACGACCACGACTAGTTTTGTAAGAAACTTCATCAAAACCTTTAAATTCTTTGTATGATTTTGACCACTTAGTCAGGAACAAGCGATCTTTGACTGAGCACCAATCGTTAATGATGTTAAAACAAATATCACCAACAACTCCACGATGTTGTTTAGTGGGAGTTGCAGTAATTCCAAAGCAAAGATCAGTTTTCTGCAAAATATCTTTGACAAGTTTATAGACAGTTCCTCCAAAATCAGGAGTAGCGTGTCCAATCACCATCTCATACCACTCTTGATCGGTTACACCCAACCAAGAATGACATTCTTCAATAAACCAAGCAGAATGTTCTGCAAAGTCAATAAGTTGTTTGCGATGATTCTTGCATTTGACTGCACCGTTACACATATAGGCATGGGTAACTGCAAGAACAACGTTCCAACCATTCTTTATCCATCGGAACGCTTCATCAACGTTAGTTGTAAAGTAATATTGATTTTTTTGACCTGCTTGCATAAAGCTGTCCGAGTCAATGTTTTCTACATTGGGAACAGCATAGACAACCAATTTTTTTTGTTCAGTCTCAAAGATTTTGGGAATAAATGCATTGGTCAGAGCAAAAGTTTTACCAAATCCTGTAGGTGCCTGCAGAACTTTAATCAGGTTGTTATTTTCAGTGCGAGCATCTTCATCCGAAAGAAATTCGTAGAAAGGATTGAGCAGATACTCCTCACGAATTGTTTGAGGGGTTTTCATAAAATTACCGTTAGTCGATAGTGTTGTGCGCCATTTATCGACGCAAGGCCAATATAATCGATTCAGAAGAAGGTGTCAAGGCTCCCGACCAGTTCGGGGACTGTCACAATATCAGTCACCTTGTCCCCAAGCACTCTCACAATGAGATCCATGGATCTCTGATGTGGACGGCCTTTCCATCCATACCATTTGCTTTTCTTACCTACAGAATATGGTGGAAGCTTTCCTACGGAAAGATACTGCTCCGCAGTAAGATCATAAATGTTATCTCCATGTTGCAACCACCAGTGAGTCTCACCACGATAATCTACACCACTCATTGGTTGCAACTTGTCAGTATCCATCAGATAGAACAATGCCTGCGTAGAGTGATAGCAATGTCCGTAGTATGGATTGGATTGATTCTCTGCACGATACCTAGGTGATAAAAGATCTGGTGTAAGATTGCGTTTAATCAATCCCATCACCAGAGCCATGTTATACTCACAGTATCTGTAAGGTTCAAAACTCAGTGTTCGAGTCTTGATGATTGTGTCTCCGTTATATTTGTGTCTCTCTACAGTTCTTATAGCCATCTCATCAACCCGGACAAAGGTATTCTACAGGGATTTATGAGTTTCTGTCAAGTACTCCAGATATTCTTCATAGAGCACTTCTTCCATTTCTACTGCTTGTTGTTCCCATGGTTGATCTTCATAGTCAACACCAGAGAAATCAATGCCTCTCCAATGTCTCTTACCATAACGATCTTTCAGAGCACCTTGTACATGCTGATATACATGCCAGAGTTCATGTAGCAGCGTCTTGGTATAATGTTCTACCGTCATGAAATTGTGCATCTCAATCTCAAATGCACGAGGACGATAGTCACAATCAGTGGCCCACACCCAACCATAGACACCTTCACGAAGAAGACCACGATGGTGAATAGAAATATCTAATTTGTGTCTGGGAAGGTGTTTGGATATAAACCACTCTACAATACGCTCACAGCGGCGCTTAGAGTAATTGTAACCAGTAATTTCAAGAGATAGCATAGTTCAGTACCGATTCAGTTACTTTAACACCCCAGTGCAAGAAGTTCACAAATGCACCGATAAAGACCAGTTTTTCGGTTAATGACAGTCGCATGGACTCCTGTTATCTGGAGCCATTATAAAACCCCTCAGAGACGCTCTGAGGGGTCATGTGGACAGTTTATTGTCCGTCATACTCTTCTAGATATTTTTGGCATCCCCAAGTAGGGCCTATAATCATAAATGCCATCTTTGTGTTCTCCGTCAGCATTTACATAATGTAAAAATGCTTGTAAGTACCAATCTTGTTCAAATGGTGGTCTCCAGTGATAAAGATCACAACCACGATATAAACAAAGATCTCCAGGCTCAAGAAGAATTTCTACAGCATCACTGCCATCTTTATTAGGTGAAAAATAAATTGGATTGATTGGAGTTTCATTTGGAATTCCAAGAGCCAATGTCGCAGAAAGTTCACAAGATTCACGATCTTGATGTATTAATAGTTCATCTCCTTTACCATATAATCTCATGTAAGAATAAGTTGGTAATAATTTGCATTCAGTTATTTTACTTAAAAATTCTGCAGAATTACCCATAACAGTATCCATCAATGGGTCTCCATAAAAAAGAAAACTGTTTTCTGCTTGTATATCACCAAGAATTGCTTGTCCAGCAAAGGTTCTTGTATAAAAATATGATTGTATAAATTGAACGAAATCTTTATCTAAAAAATTTCGAATAACCTCGTATCCTTTTTCTTTAAACATAAATTACCTCAAATTAGGTCCATGAATCCATGCGACCAGTGAATATCGTTCTCCTCTTGTTACTGGAGTAACTTCATGTAATGTATATGATGGGAAAAATACCATCATACCCTTTTCTCTTGATATAACAGTTGGTTTATGTGATGTGTGCAATAATAATTCTCCACCCTCATAATCATTAGGATCTGATAATTGTAATGACATACTCAATTTTCGATTATGTGGCAATTCCCAGCGTGTTGGATCAGTATGAGCATGATAAGTTCCCTTTTCCGAACTTAAATAATGAGTAAATTGAAGTTTTTCGATTTTTTCTAAATCCAAATTAAAAAATTGTCGATTATTTTGCTTTACAACATCAGTAATTCTTTGAAATATCCAATTTGTTTCTGAATTTACGCCAATCCAAGATACAAAAGATCTTCTATGATCTAAACAATCTTCACCGCGACCACCAGTTTTAGCTCTTTTAGGACTTAATCTTTTACCAATTACAATTATTTGTTCCAACTCTTCGTCAGTAAAAATATTAGTATTCCAGCACCAATCTGCCTTTTTCTGGGGGTTTAAGTACCAATATTCTTGACCAGGAATTTTTACTGGATCATTTTTTACAATGTTTTCAAAATTATGATTATATGAAAAATACTTAGAAGTCATAGTTTACATTTGGAAAATCTGCAATAGATCGGCAAGATTCTATCTGAAAGTATACATCTTTTTCCCATAAATTGCAACTTTCATTATGATCTTCAATTAAATTTGAGATATTAATAATATCTTTTGCAGAAAATTCATAGTATTGAAAACGAATCTTTAGTACAAATGTTTTTTCTAAATTTTGTTGTGCTCTTTCTTTAAGAATAAGAAGTTCTAGTCTAGTTTCAGAATCTGTAGGGATCAAAATATCATTATAAGTGAGTAAGGACCCTTTTTTCTGATTTACTTTTTCAGTTACGAGAACTTTAAGAGTCAGTTTATTCATCTCAAGATTTTCTGGACTTGATTCATAATCGGAAATCTCGGGTGAACGAATATTTATCCACCCAAGATTATCCCAACCAGCCCATTTGAGATCACGAATTTCTTCATCAGTTAATCCCGGAAGACCAGCAATATTTCTCCAATTTTCTGGAAGCTCTTGTACTTTATCTAATACGATTTTATTTTGTGGATCAACCAAAACATAAAAATTAGTCATCACTCTTCAGTTTCTTCTGGTTCTTGAGTCTTTTTCTTTCTTCTTGTCGTTGCTTCTAATTTTGGTTTTTCAATCAAATCCGTAACTGCCGGAAGAGCCCCAAATCTTTTCTCTTCAAATTTTAATAAATCTTTTTTATCTTTCATATTTAACTGCCATGGAGCCGAACCCTTCCAAGATGTAGAATCTGGTTGTTCCAAATCCCAGGATCTCCAAGAAGTAAAATCTTGTTTTGGTCTCTTAGCAACTTCTAATCCTGCAGCAGCTGCTAATTGTTCAATAATTTCTACTACTTCGACAGGTTGTAAGATGTAATATAAAGTAGTATGCTCAGCTCTAATAGATACTTCAATAAGACCTCCACTCACAGTTCCAATAGTTATAGATCTTCCTCTATTTTGAGATGCTTTTAGTGCTGCAAGTTCATTTTGTTCATAAATTTCTTGAATTTCTTGCCTTGTCTTTGACAATGTTGGTTGCTTTTTTCTCGATGCCATAATTATGCAAAAAATAATTAATAAAATATATAGTTAAGTTAAAAAACTGTTACCAGGTTGGAATCCAAGAATTATTCTCTGGATTATATCGATAAAGTTTTCCATCTCCATGTAAATCGAACTCTTTTGATGGATCTGGATACCATTCAAAAGTTGTTTCGTCTAGAATATAATCATCATTTGGTTTTGGTGGAATAAATACATTTTTTATGGGGTCATAAGTTGCACCAATAATCGGTTGATTCACTGTTGTTGTGCAATCAATATATGTCAAAGTATCATCAAATGATGATACCAGATAAACTTTATCATCTTCAATTATATATTCTACTTTTGTATAATAAGAAGTTTTGTCCATGGCGTTCAGCTCTGCGACCACTTCTGCGGGTGACTTGCCCGCCACCGTTTTCTGAATTTCCAGGATTTCCGCCGGAATGGTAACATCTTCGGATTCGGGGATTTGTGAAATGTCCATAGATCCTAAGATAAAGTCAATATTACCTATGACAACATTGTTTTTTAAAACTGCGTAATTATTTAATACGCTTATTCCTGTTGTGATCATTGTGAACTCCAACTAATGGTTACAAACCCTCCAGGGGCTACTGAAATTGGGTAAGATGTTTGTGGGGAAACAACAACTGCCGGACTTGTAGACGGTGTTGCCGATTGGCCAGCGCCGCCAGGATTTGCTGATCCAGCATTTCCCGTATTTCCTGAAGTTCCAGGATTTCCTAAATTTCCTGAAGTTCCCGGATGTCCAGCACTACCAGCCGAGCCACCGCCGCCGCCGCCACCACCGGCCGATGAACGTCTCACGGTGTGCCCATCCCAAGTGAATGCGTCCGTGCCCCCCGTTCCCCCATTGCCTCCTGGAGCATGGCCACCCCCGCCACCGCCACCGAAGCCGTAGTGGCTGCCACCACTGCCATGTTCGGCCTGGCCAGGATTGCCGCCAGGGGATCCACCGTGCCCTGCGTGGTTTCCGTTGCTGACGCATTGCGGAGGACCACCCTCTGGATTGTTGCAATACCCACCGCTAGCTCCTTGTCCACCATGACCAATATTTCCTGCGGCACCCGCTGATCCAGCATTTCCGGGCGCTCCAGCATTTCCAGCATTTCCAGGATTTCCAGTCCCTCCAGGATTTCCAGTTCCAGCCGATCCCCCCGAACCACCAGAAAAAGTTACACCTAAAGCGGTGCTTGGCGATCCTGCACTGCCTGCGTTTCCAGGAGCTCCTGGATTTCCAGCAGATCCTGGATTTCCAGCACCTCCATTGCTGCCTGCTCCGCCTGGGTTTGCGCTTCCTGCATGTCCCGGTCCGCCAGGGTTGCCGTCGCCCCCTCCACCGATATGCGTGCCCCACCCCCAGTGGCTTCCAGCCTCATTGTGGCTGACTATCGCATGACCACCGCCACCGCCACCGCCGGAGCCGCCCCCGCCGCCAGGAGATGCTGATGTTCCAGGATTCCCACCGGACGATCCAGGACGGCCCGCGCCACCCCCTCCGCCTCCGCCTCCACCACCACCGCCGGGGTTTCCAGTACCAGCATTACCACCGTTGCCACGGTTTCCTCCCGTACCTCCAGCACCACCAGTTCCTGCAGAACCAGGATTTCCAGGATTTCCTGCTGCACCCACACCCTGAACATCAACTCTTAGCAATCTTGCTGGAGATGTAAATGTTCCCGGTGTATTAAATGTAACTGAACTGGCGGCTGTCATATTGCCGCGATAGATTGATCTTCCTGCTGCCATTGTTCTTTTAGTAAGTTTACTCTAAATAAAACCAACCTGTTACTATATATTTAGATTTTTCTCCATGGACAACATTTCCCCGATGAGTGTGAGTATAAGATGCTGGCCATATTATACATGTATTTTCTTTTGGTGGAACTCTTAATTTTTGATATAAAAATTCAGTTTCTCCTGCTTCATCAATGTCATTCAAATAAATTGCCCATACTAAACTACGATTTGCCATTCCGTAGTTATTTTGTTCACAATGCCAAACATGATAACCTTCACCTGGATTTGTTTTTTGTATTTTTATAGTAGTTGATCGAAGCATCAAATCTTGTAAAATATCATATTGATTTGTATATGCATCAAAGCACCTTTGCAATCCTTTTTGTAAAATGAATCTTACATTATTTTCATGAAATTTATTAAAAACATTATTATGAGAAATCATATCTAAAAAATAAAATGAATCACTTTTAACATATTTTTTTGCATTTTCATTTTTTCGTGTCCCACAAAGTCCCTTTTCAAAAACTTTATCAAATTCAGAAATTATATGTTGACAGAAACCTTGTGGGAATACATTATCATAAAATCCAATGAAATCAATATATCTTTCAGACAATTCAGGAATAATCATGAGTTTCTATTATGAGTAGTTATAGAGTGAAAGGTTACCTAACCAAGTTGTTCCACCATCAGTGGTGAAGAAGGTGTAAACGTCAGTTCTGCTTGCTGTGGTTGTTCTGGTGGGAACAGTAGCATTTGGCCACTTGACCGAAGCAGGCCAGGTGATTGTTCTGCCTGCAGTGGCGTCATTAGCAAGAATCAGAGTAAACGAATAAGCACCAGATGCAAGACCAGTTGTGCTGAAGGTGAATGTGCAGTTACCAGTCAGAGTTGCTGTAATAACGTTTCCACTTGACAATGCCAGTGTTGCTGCTGTTCCAGTATTACCATGAGCATTCACAGTTTCTGAAGGAGCAGTCAGAACTGGTGTTGTTAAGGTCTTGTTTGTTAATGTGTTTGTTGAAGAAACTGTAGGAACTACAACGCCTTCAACTGCAAGAACACCAGCAGAAGATCTTGAAAGTGTGGTATCAGTTGCATGACCGAGTTCAACTGAACCTACCCCTAAAGCTGTTGAAGTAGATGCTGATAAACCACTGATTGGTAATCCAGTACAGTTTGTCAGAGTACCCGAAGAAGGAGTACCAAGAGCAGGTGTTGTTAATGTAGGTGATGTTAAAGTCTTATTGGTTAATGTCTGAGCAGTACCAAGATCAACAATATCTCCAGCGGAAGTTCCACCGATTGTCTTTCCAAGAACCTGAGAAGCAGAAAGTACCGTAGTACCATTGACCATGTAGGTCTTGCCAGTAGCAATATCCCAGTTCTCACTTGACTTCAGTGATGAAGCGGTATTATTCCAAGTGATTGTTTTGCGGATGTTTGTTGAACCAATTCCGATTCCACCACCATCAAGCAGAGCATTTGTTGATACTGCAGAAGCAATACCAATATTAAGGTCTGCAAGTTCAAGTGCAGTTGAGTTAATGACGGTTTGAGTACCATCAACATAAAAGTCACCTTTAATTCTTACCGAACCAGTGTTATCACCAACAGCTGCTGGGTCAATGATAATTTCAGCGGGACCAGTAATTTGTGATGTTGTAATATTGATTCCAGCACCAGAAGCACCAGTTGATAACTGAGTACCAGTTACAATACCTGATGAGTTAATGTTAGCTGCTGTGATCGAACCAGTTACTGTTGGTGCAGTGATTGATGGTGTTGCGATTGTTGGTGAAGTACCAAATACAAGAGAACCAGAACCAGTTTCATCAGATACTACAGAAATCAGGTTTGTTGAAGTTGGAGTTGCTAAGAATGTCGCAACGTTAGCACCAAGTCCACTAATACCCGTTGATACTGGCAATCCAGTACAGTTAGTGAGTGTACCCGATGAAGGAGTACCTAATACTGGAGTTGTTAATGTTGGTGATGTGAGAGTCTTATTGGTTAATGTATCTGTGGAAGAAGTCGTGACAACGTTAACACCTTCAACAGCAATTCTACCAGCAGAAACTCTTGAGATTGTTGTGTCTGTGGCGTGTCCTAATTCAAGGTTACCGCCGACTGCTAAAGTATTTGTACTTGCATCAAATGTTAAGTCAGCATCTGTTCCAGATGATGTCATCGTGCCTGTAGTCAGGCTGGTTACAACTACTCGTTGTACACCAGATGCAGCACTTAAAGAAGAACCAGTGTTTGAAAGTCCTGAACCATCTCCACTGAACGATGTTGCTGTAATTGCAAGACCTGTAGCATTAATACCACCAGAAGTGACAGTTACTACACCAACACCACCAGCAGTACCAATTACAGCTCTCGTTGCAGTTATAACACCAGCACTTACAATATGTCTATTATCATCAATAATATTTGAACCTGAAATTCTAATGGCCATTTTTTTTTTTTAAAAAATTTAGGTTACCTTGTGTTATTTAGGATGTGCAAATATTAAGAGTAGTTATAGATTGACAGGATACCATACCAATTTGCGCCACCATCAATAGTATAGAAACTATAAACGTCAGTTCTGCCAGCTGTAGTTGTTCTAGTTGGAACAGTAGCATTTGGCCATTTTACTGAAGCAGGCCAAGTGATTGTTCTACCTGCCGTTGCATCATTAGTTAAATGTAAAGTGAATCCAATTGCATCTGAAGTAATACCTGATCCCAAACTAAACGCAAAAGTTGCATTTGCACTTAATGTTGCAGTTACAAAATTTCCATTTGAAAGATCTAAGGTTGGTGCAGTTCCAGTATTACCAAATGCATAAAGTTTTTCTGCATAACTTCTCAGAATAGAGTTTTGAATTACTCTACCTGAAGTAATAATATCAGTTCCACCAATTTGATAACTTCCTGTGCCTTTTGTTGTGTAACTCGTTGCAGACACAACACCTACAGCATTTAATCCACCACTGGTAATCGTTGTTGCAGAACCTACTGTAACATTACCAGATACAGTTTCTGTTGTTGATGTTACGTTACCTGTGATATTTCCGCTAAATGTTGCAGTAACAATTCCAGCAACAAATCCACCACCAGCATCACGAGCGACAATCGCAGAAGCTGTATTTGCAGATGCTGCGTTAGATGTTACGGTAAATGTTTGACCTGTTGCACCAGTGTAACTTGCAGATCCTGATAATCCAGTTCCAGATGTTGCTAAAGTTAAAGTTCCTAATGTTCCGCCGAGTGAGATACCAGAAATTGTGGAGTTTGCCAGGTTTGCATTTGTAATTCCAGCAGAGCCACTCAGGTTACTATTTGTAAGTCCTGTAATCCCCGATCCAGATCCACTAAAACTTGTTCCTGTAATAATTCCGGCGTTAATGCCAGAACCATTGAAACGACTTGTTCCAATCGTTGCACCTGTTCCATCAAACGTAAAGTTTGCAGATCCGCCAAGAACACCAGAACTATTGAACTGAACTTGGGTATTTGTTCCTCCAGGTTGTGAACCACCTTGAATATAAATTGTAGCAATACCTACAGTTGCATTTGTGAATACTGTTGAAACACCACTACCCAAGAAATTTAATAATGTGACACCAGCACCAATAAATCCTCCAGCAGTTGAAATACCAAGGTTTGGAGCTGCAACAACACCTGTTAAGTTTGCTCCACTTCCATAAAATCCAGCAGCAGTAATTGCAAGACCAACAGCATTAATACCACCAGAAGTAATTGTTACTCCAGAACCAATTCTAGCTGATGTAGATGTAACAACACCAGAGACGTTAATACCACCAGAATTAAATGTGCTTGTGGTCCCTGTAATATCAAATTCTGTAGATGTAACAATTCCAGTAACATTAATACCACCAGAAGTAATTGTAACTGCTGATCCAACAATTGCTGAAGATAGTGTAGAAACTCCAGAAACATTCAGATTACTAGAAGTTATTTGAGTGGAATTGATATTTCTTATTGTACTTACTCCAGTGTGATTAATACCACCAGAAGTAATTGTAACTGCAGAACCAACAATTGCAGAGGATAAAGTGGAAATCCCACTCAAACTTAATTGAGTTCCAAAAAGAGTATTTTGGTGTGTTGCAATTCCTACAAATGTAGAAACTCCCGTTGCCCATAAGTAATTTGTAGTTGTTAATCCAGAAACTGTTAAGTCTTTACCAATAAAAGCAAAGTTGTTAAACGTTGCAACACCAGTAATAGTCAGGTTATTGATATTAACTTGGCCACCTAATAATACATTAGTAAGAGATGTTTTTGTAGTTGCATCTGCAGTTTGAATTCCAGAAAGACTTACAAGTCCTCCAGATGTTTCAAATACTGTTGTTGTTCCTACTCGATAAAAAGATGCTGTCGCAACACCGAGTTGTGAGTAAGTTGATTGAAATTCATTAACTGTAGTGATGCCTGTGATTACAGCGTTTGTAACTCCAATTCCACCTTTAACATTAAAATCATGTTGGAGAATACTTGTACCTACACCGACTTTATTATTGTCAGTATTAACTATGAATAAACCACCGTTAACTTCGAGACCATTCTTAACAATGAAGTTCTTAGTAATTCCAGCCATTGAGGTTCACTCTCCCCTCTATGAGTTTTTACTATTTATCAGACAGTTCTCATAATAAATGCAAGTGCATAATATGGAGGTCTGTTTTCGTGGGATTGGCTTCCACCAGTGCTACTGACAGTTACTGTGTGATCGTGTGTTCCTCCACTGTTTACTGTTGTAGTGGTTGAAGTTGATGTTGTGGTCGAAACCGTAATTCCAGTTGATGCACTTTGAGTTGAATCTGGTCCAATATTATTTGTAGTTGCTAATGCATACCTATCACTTTGACTATTAACACTATTATTTCCAGAAAATCTACCTAACTGGTGACTGTGACCAGGATCAGAAACGGATGATGATGAAGATGACGATGATGAAGAACTTGCAGTGTGACTGTGAGCTCCAGCAGAGTTTGTAGAACCACTATGACTGTGAGATGGAATCTGATCTGTGGTCAAAGTTACACCGTCTGAACCACCAGTATTTCCTGGAGTATATCCAGAACCTGCACCAACAATAAATCTATTTCTTAAATCTGGAGTTCCGCTAGTACCATCACACAGAGCCCATCCAGTTGGAATACTTCCAACTGCACCAGACCACATGATAATGCCACCGACAGGAATTGTACCTGCACCGATGAATGAAGATCCTGCTGCAACAGTTGCATTTCCATTAACAGTTAATGTTCCATCAACACGGGAAGTACCAACTACATGATGCTTGCTTTGTGGAGCTGTTGTACCAACACCAACACGATCAGTATCTGCAACAACAAGAGTATTTCCTTGTCCAGCATGAGTAATTGCGAAGAAGGATCCACTACTTGCTGAAGGACCATTGTAATTGTATGTAAGGAGAACTGATTGGAAGTTATCTGCTCCAAATGTTCTACCGATTGCAATACCTGCAGAACTTGATACTGAAAGATTTGGTGCAAGGAATCTTGCGAGACCACCATCTACACTGGTCGAAACACCAGTAACAACATTAAATCTTGCTGGTGTAAGAGTTGTTCCGACTCCTACATTTCCATTTCTATAGATGCCAGTGCCAAGTCCAACTTGAACGCCAGTCCACTGAGATCCAGCAGGAAGGTTGACTAAGTATTGACCATCACCATAGTAGGTTACAATTCCACTTGATGCTGCAATAATTCCAGAAGTAATAGATAAAATTCCAACATTAATTAAACTGCTGGATAAAGTATTCAGAGTAGAAACACCGCTGATTCTTGCATCTCCAAGAACATCCAAAGCAGATCTTGATGCTGTTGTTCCTACACCAATTCCATTGGAAATGTAAGCGTTTCCAGTGACCTGAAGTTTTTGACTATCAAATCCTGTTGAAGTTCCTGCACCAATAATCAGTGTTGTATTATCTTTATACAGGAACTCTGGATTACCAGTATTTGTATTGGATGGACTCTTATAAAGAACTTGGTTAGCAGAACCAAATACAAGACCATTTGGAAGAGTACCAATGAATCCCCATGGTTCCCACTGATTATCTACAGTATAGATCCAACCAAGATACTTATTATGTTCTGGTCTTCCTTTATAAACAACGTCACCAGGAGTTCCAGCAACAGCAGGAGTTGTTCCGATACCAACAGTGAATTTACGAGCAACATCTGCATCGCCAGAGATGTATAATGATTTTGCTTCAATCTCATCAGTTGATGTGAGTTTGGTATTCAGAACAACTGGGCTATCAAAGGTTTGAATCTTCTTATCTGGAGATATATCTGGTTGCTCACCAGTTACAGTTTCAACAGGAACTTCATAATCTTTTGCATTATGGAATTCTCCTCTATCATCCATTCCACTGTATACTACAGCACCAC